GTCATCACCGGGCTTAACATCCAGCACCAGGCCGCGCTGACAGGNNACCCTGTTGTCGGCTCCGACCTGCTGCCCGAAATCTTCGTCGGCCGCCATCTTGTCTCGGGCCAGCTTACGGCCCTGTTCGAGGACGTCGACCTGATCGATGATTTCCGCAACGAAAGCGAAATTGAGTTGCTTGCCTATTTGACGACGACAACGGCCGTCAATTCTCCGGCGATGACGTTCTTCCTGCCGCGGATCAAGCTCGGTGGTGCTTCGCTTGCCGACCAGGGCGAGGGCGCGCAGATCATCACGCTGCCGTTCACGGCGCTCAAGTACGAGACGGCGGTCGCGACTGCCGGCATCGAGAACACCACCCTGCAGATCTGGGATAGCGAAGTCACGTCCTGATCGGACGTTGCGTGATCCCGCGCGCCAGGGCGGGAGCGTCAACGGTTGCAGCCGGGGCCGGGCGTCTGGCGGCGCCCGGCCCACCTTACCGCCAGAAGGAATAGGTCATGTCCAGCAAGTTTGCCGGCCTCGCCGTCAATGTCGGCGCGCCCTCGCGCATGGTCATCATCAACCCGATGACCGACAAGCCTCTCGCCGACAAGAACGGGAAGGAAGCCTATATCGATCTCCTTTCTGCCGACAATCCGGAAGCCTCCAAGATCGATCGCGCGCAGACGCTGGCGTTCAAGCAGCAGATGCGCAGCGGCCGGTTCCGCGATGACGATCCTATCGAGGAGCAGGTCGCCAAGCTCCAGGCGCTGACCGCCGGGTGGTATCTGGTCGATCTCGACGGCAATCCGATCGACGTTCCGTTTTCCGCTGACGCGGCCAAGGAACTCTATGCGGCGCACGAGATGGCGTGGCTTCGTCGGCAAGCGTGGGTCTACGTCAACGACGTCGCAAATTTTACCAAGCGCTCGTCGACGACCTGATCGAGTTCGCCGAGCGCGAATTCCGGCTTGATCGTTCGGTCGAAAGCGGCGGGTCGGAGCGCGATCATTTGCGCTCCGCCGCCGCACAGTTGGCAAAGCTCGGGATCAGGCCGCGGACCGACATTGCCGCCGCTGTCGAACCGGCGCGGCCGCCAGAGGCGACGGCGTATCTTTGGCGGTGGTTCTGCGA